ATGCCTATAGTAAAGGAACACAAAAATATAAGTACATCTGGTAATCAACAAGAAGATATAGAATTAGCATTAGCAGCATATACATATAATAATTTATCTAAGATATTAAGTGATGAAACTCATGGTTTATATGAATCTATGAAAGATCAATTTACTTTACCTGATGGTAGATTAGAAATTCCAAGCATGGAAAAAATTAGAAACCTTATTCAAAATGGTAATATATATGTAGTATATAGAGAAGATGGTGGTACTGGTGCTAATGCTAATTATGATGTAGTTGTAGCAAATAGTGGTACAGGTTATTTAGAACCAGAAAATTATGATACATTGAATACATTATCATATGATGGCAGAGCTTTTAATCCTACAGAATATACTAATGGGGGAGAAATATCTTTATCTAAATTAGAATCAAGAATAGATGCAGATATGGCTAAAGAAGATTTAGGATCAACAGGAACAATTAGTACAGCATATTTAGATTCTTTAGAAGAAAGATTTATAGCACCTTTGCTACGTAATATATTAGAAACATATGGAGGTTTAGATGTAGAAACACAATATGCTAAAATATTGAATCATTTATATGAAAATGATGATTATAATAATCACAATATATTTCATCAAGAGTATAAAAATAAACAATTTAATACACCAAAACAAAGAAATGAATTATTTGGAATAGTTAATGAACAAATGGATGATCTATTAAATAAAGAAACTACAGTATATAATAAAGAAGTAGTTAGTTCTATATTTAACTATGTAGAAGAAACATATAAAAATTATGAACCTATTACAAAAGCATTTATTTCTAGAATTTTAATAGATTTTCCAAATATAGATAAAGAAGAATTATATGGTGCTATACTAGGAGAGAATAATGCAACATATGTAAAAAATTTATACAATAATCCTGACTTAAATTCTTATATTAATCTTTACTTTATGAGTGATATTTTTAATCAAGCATTTGAAAGTTTTGAAAAAGATGGTGAATAGGTTTAATAGAATAAAATTTGGATCTCAGGGTGTAAAAGTAAAAGACTTAATAACAAATCCTATACAAGATAGGTTTGAACCAGTAGATTTAAAAAAAGATTTTGAAAAAGTAACCGACTTTTTTACTGATCCTGGTATGATGAGTAGAGCTATAACTGATAGAACAGTTATTGGAATTCCTTTAGACATAATAAATTATTCAAGATTCAATGATGATGCAGATGAAAGATACAATCCCTTTTTAGATCCACAATTAAAAGGATGGGCAAATCAATTTCCAGAAAAGTTTTTTGATTCAAGATCTCCACAAGAATCAGCATTTAGATTAAGTGCTATGAAACAAAAAGCAAATGATTTAAAGAACCCATATTTTGCAGCAACAAGTTTAGTTAGTGAAATATTTTTAGATCCATCATCAATATTATTATTAAGTAAACCATTAAGATTAGCTATGATGGGTAGTAATCCTAATAAATTTAGTAAACTTGGTGGATTAGTAATATCAGAAGAAATTGGTAAACAAGTTTCTGATAGAGATAGAACATATACAGATGCTATTGTTATGACTGCTGTTGGTGGTGCTTTACATAAACTTAATCCTATACTAAGTAAATATGATAAAAGATATAATAAACATAGATACGATCCTTCTAATGATAAAGGTGTCATCATAGATTTAGATGATTTAGCTGATGTTTCTAGAACAGAATCTGGTGTTTCTACTAAAGTATTATTACTAGAACCACCAAAAATAAAAACACCGACTAAACCAAATGTGCCAAAAAATGTTACCAACCTATTAAAAAATTTTCAAAATGAATATCCTACTATGAAAATAGTTATAGGTGGTAAGTCTGGGAAATTAGTTGGAGGTAAATATGTTCCAGCATATTACAGTAAACATAATGATGAAATGGTATTAGATATAGATGGTATTAAACAAATGTGGAAAGATGGTAGACCATTTAAAGTTAATACTATTAATGGTGAAAAGATAATTCCATTTAAAAAGAAAGACTTTAGAGATATTAATGAATGGGTTGATTTTGTATTAAGACATGAGTTTCCACATAAAACATATAAAAGAAGACCAAATGAATCTAAAGCTGCTTATGAAAATAGAATTAATAGAATTGCATATAAACAAGTAGTAGATAATAGAAAAGATATTCAAAGAATTGGCTCTACTATGTTAGATGATGCTAAAGTATTAGATCAAGAACAATATAATTTTGGAAAGTTTGAATATGAGTTATTTCAAAATATGAAATGGGAAGATATTACATATAAAAATAATGATTTAAAAAGTAAGTTTGTAGTTGGTTTAACTAAAGCTACACAAGTATTATCACCATTAGATTTTTTTATACATTCAGGAAGTAAAACAGGAAAGATGTTTGCTATAAATTTATTTAATAGTCCAATATTATATAAATTTAATATGGATGGAATTAATAGTCCTGACACTGTTGAAAGTATGCGTCATGTTATGTTTGGAAAAGATTTAGTAAAAGTAATTGATGAAGGATATAAAGTAGCAGAAAGACTTACAGTAAAACTACAAGGTAAAGAAAGAACAGGATTAATGAAAATATTTAATCTAAAAGGTTTTTCTAATCTTAAATTAAAAAATGTATTTACTCCAGAAATGGTTTTTAAAGAAACAACATATGCAAGATTAATGAAAAATAAACATGATATTCCAGAAATTGCTGAATATGCAGAATTTGTAGGTAATAATTATTTTAAACTATTTAAAGATAAAATAAATCAACAAGGATTATTTTTTATACCTCTTATAAAAATGGAAGATTTTGCTTCTACTTTAAAAGAAATATTTGCAAACCCAAAAACTAAAGTTTGGAAAAATCCAAATACAAAAGAAGAATGGACAAGAGCAGATGCAAATAAATATATTAAAAGAGTTGACTTAGAAATTAAATTAGCAAAACAATTAGATGATGATTTTTTTGTACCAGTAAATTATAGATGGGATCAAATATCTACAAGATGGAAAGAATTTTCAAGTTTATTAGCTAGACAAATGGCTGTAGCAAGAGATACTAAAGGCAAACGGATATTTACTGATGATGATATAATAGAAATTATACCTAATTTTAAAAATTATAGTCCAGATGCTAAACCAGTTTATGACAAAAACATTAAACCTGGTATGTTATATGAATTAAAAGGAGGTTATTTTTCAAAACATTTAAAAACAAGATACTTAAAAGATATTGATTATAAACCTTTATTTAAAGCTGGATTTATAGAAGATAATTTAGAATTATCTATGTCTTATTACTTTAGATCAATAGGTCCTGATATAGCTATGACAGAAAAGTTTGGTGATCCATATGGATATGGTTGGTTTTTTGATGGAGGTAAAAATGGTTTTGCTCCAGGATTAATGCAAGTAGGAGATGATTTACAAAAACAAGGTGCAAATTATTATGGTTTGCAACGATCAGAATTTATCAAAAGGTTTAATATTGAAATGGAAAAGGCAGAAGCATCAGTATCTTTGGTAAAAAATAAATGGGGATTACCAGATAATCCTAATGGTTATGCTTACAAAACAGCAACAATGATAAAAATATTTAACAATGTTAGGATGCTTACTGGTCTTACACAGATAGCTGACATAGGTAGAATTATAACTGTAGATGGATTAATAGCATCATCAACAAAATTAATACAAGCATTTTCAGGTGGAATGGCTAGATCAATATTTGATAAAGGTTTCAAAGAAGCTAAGTTGTCTTTTCAAGCAATAGACTGGTCAATAAGTAGTGCAAGAAGTGATATTATAGCTGGTAATGATACTTTAAGAAGTAGCTTTACTGGTGCAGAACAAATTTTTCAAGAGTTAAATACATTTGCATTTAGATATGGAAACTTACAAACTCCGTGGAATGCTTTTATAAAAACAGTAGCAACCATTTTTATTCAAGGCAAACTTTTAGACATTATGGAAAAAATGTTAAAAGGTAGAGCTAAACAATGGGAAATAAATTATATGGCTGGTTTAGGAATAGGTAGTGATACACCTATAAAAAGAAAATTTATAGATGATATTATGAAAGAATATAGAAAATATGGTCAAGGTGTAGGTACAGAAAAAGGAGTATATGCAAGAGAATATGACAAATTAAAATTTCCTAATACTGATTTATGGGAAAACTCAGATGCAACTATGAAATTTAGATTAGCTATAAATAAAGAAGTAGATAATGTAATTGTTACACCAGGATTATCTGATGCACCATTATTTGCTAGTACTGTTCTTGGATCAGTTTTATTTCAATATAAAAAGTTTGGATTAGGATATACAAGAAGGGTTTTGTATAGAGGATTGCAAATGGAAGATGGTAGATTTTTAGAAAGTTTAGCTGCATTAACTGCTTTAGGTATGATACTAGATGCTATAAGAGCAAAACAAACTAATGCACATTATAGTAATAAAACTTTAAGAGAAAAAATATTAGATGGTGCAGAAAGAGGTGGTGTTGGTGGTATGTTTACAGATATTGATAGATTAATAATGGCATTTACCAATAACAATGTAGGGGTTAGACCAACTATATTAGGTATAAACAAACCATATGGTACTTCTATGAAAAGAAAGATGGGTTCTGTAGCTCCTGTAGGATCTACTATAGGTGAAGTAGCTGAAATTATGTATGACTGGGGTAGAGGAAGGCATAACCATCATACTGCTAGAAGAATTAGAAGATTAATACCTTTCAACAACTTATGGTATGCAGATTTTTTATTTGATAAACTAGAAAAAGGACTATATTAGTAAACAATGGCATTAGCAATATCAGATACTTCGCCTAGAATACAGTATACAGCTACTGGTGGGCAAACTGCATTTACAGTTCCGTTTGAATTTTTTGCTGATGCTGATCTAACAGTCATTAAAACAGCTGCATCTGATGGTGCAGATACAACTCTTACCCTTACTTCAAGTCCATCTTCTGCTACTCAGTACTCCGTAACTGGTGCTGGTGTATCAGGAGGTGGATCTATTACACTCGGTAGTGGAGCTACTGTTAATGATAAATATACTATATCTAGAAACTTAGCTGTATCTAGAACTTCTGATTTTCCTGTATCTGGTACATTTCCTATAGAAACACTTAATACTGAACTAGACAAAATTATTGCTATGATTCAGCAAAATGAGAGAGATATATTATTTTCTCCAAAAGCTAAAATATCTACATCAACTGCATTTAACCTGACATTTCCTGAGTTAGTAGCTAATAAAATACTTACAGTTAATAGTGCTGGTAATGCTTTAGAGTTTTCACAATCAATTACAGATGTAGCAACTGTTGCTGGCATTGCTAGTGATGTTACCACAGTAAGTGGTATTTCATCTAATGTTACAGCTGTTGCTGGTAATGCAACTAATATCAATGCTGTTGCTGCTGATGCAACTGATATAGGTGCTGTTGCTGGTAAAGCCACAGAGATAGGTAGATTAGGTACAGCAGATGCTGTAGCAGATATGGCTATCTTAGGAACTGCTGATGTTGTTAATGACATGAATGTCTTAGGTAGTTCTGCAACTGTAACTGCTATGAACTTATTAGGTACTTCTGATGTTGTATCAGATATGAATACCCTAGCCACAGCTGACATAGTTTCTGATATGAATACTTTAGCAACTGCTGATGTTGTTGCAGATATGAATACTCTGGGTACTGCTGATGTAGTATCTGACATGAATACACTTGCTACTTCAGACATTGTAAGTGATATGAACACTTTAGCTACATCTTCAAATGTAACTAATATGA